GCAAGAGCGCCAAATAGCAGTCTTAATTTACCAGGATGAAGAACCACTGTGTCTGACAGCATCTTATTGTTTAGCAAATGAGCATAAGAATTTCTCAGCTCTAAAGATGTTGGTGGTGTGGGAGTTATTTGACTTATTCCACGCAAATAGTTAATAACTGCAGTGTAATAACCTTGGGTCAAAACATAACAATCATGAATGTTGGTGACTGATGGATCAATGATGTTTGTATTGGGCGCAAAATGTTGCCACATGAAATCTAGTCCAAGCGCATTTTCATCTACACCATTTTTAGCAATTAATCTTCGTCCATAACCCTTTACTGGAGACAGAGAAGCTATTACACCATATGCAGTATCTTCAAGTCCGCTGAAAGCATTTATTGCAGCATTTTTGACAGTTCCGACTAATGGCACGTTTGGTATATCTAAATCGAAATACTCATAACTAAATTCAGCATCTGTCCCAGCAAAGTTAATAAATTGCAAGAGTCTATCCGGTTCTAAATCTCCACTATTATCTTCCTGCAATAAATCAGAAGGGACTACTTGTAATTTGCGAATATCTATTTCGCCAGTATTTGATTTTACCGCACCAACAACATCATAAATTTGCGTCGTTTTTAGCACTTCGCCCTTAAAGTCCTTATTTGATCTAAGAACCTTAATGTTATCAAAAACACGCTTCTTTGTTTCATTGTCAAGAATTTGTTCGCTATCATTGAACCAAAATTTAGTCGTATTTGAATTGACTACAAGTCTCAAACTACGATGATAAACTTCATAACCGATAACTGCATTTGTTGGTTGCTGTTTTATCTTCTTAACTAAAATTATCCAGCTATTTTTCCTAGGACCAAATGGGTCAAATACTTGATCATGATAGTATGGAGCAGAAGTTATTGGTCCACTAGCATATTCTGCACCAAGATCACTAGAGGATGTTGTCAGAATTTCCCACCAGCCATTCAGGTTTATTACACTTGCAGTATTGAAATATGGTGCGATATTCCTGACCAAAGGAAGTCCTACTTCGTCAATGCTTATTTCTGGAGTGTCAAGAATAAACGCATCGCCTGGTTCAAATGGTGTATCTTCAGAGCTCTGAGTGATAGTGAAAAATTCCACTGGGTACGATTGACCTTCAGGTGTTATATCGTAAGTGTCACCGATTGCACCAGCTGGTAAAGTCCCGCGCATTGAAGATCTAACATTTAATGTCAAACCATCTGCAGCGACTTCAATTGTCCAAACTTCACCATCATATTTTTTATCACTAGATGGGCGAGTATGCACAGTACATAATCCGGTACCAATGCCAAGAGCAGTTCGATTGTATTTCAGACCAAAGTAGTCCTGTTCAGCAATTGGCTGGAACCCGGACCCGACATCACCAGGAGGGTATTTGTTAATTCCATCGATTGTACGAGGTACATTTGCTGCATAGATTCTTGAGTCATCCTTAGGAAATAATGCGGGATCTGGTATTTTGGCCCAGACCTGAAGACCAGTTCCCCTAACATATTCAAGAGGTTCTCCATACCAGTGACGGTCTATTAGACCCTGCATTGCAGTTTTCTCTTTCAGTGAACCATCAGCAACAGATCCAGCAATTAATGAAACTGCGGTTGATTCAGATGAGTAATACAGCCCTGATCTGTTATCTTCGATGAATGCTCTTCTTGGAGATGAAATTACACCAGCTGTAGCAGGGTGATTGGCTGACAAATGTATTAGCGTTGTGATGATGTCGACGTCATCTAACAAAGGCTCTATAACACTATCAATTAGCGCTTGTCCGCTTACTGTAGTTGTTAGGGAATCTAGTGTCAATTCGTATTTCATATTCAGATCATCACCGAATATCTTTACGTTTTCGTACGTGCCGCTAGCATCATTCCAATCAATATGCTTGGGCTGTCCAGCAAATGTTCTATTGACCGTCTTCAATCTTAGGATAGACGGGTCACGCAACATGTAGGTATTGTAGTCCTGTCCATTAACCATTCTATTCTGGGAATAGTACGTTGCTGGCGCAGATTGACGAATATGCTCAATAGTTTCAGATGCTGAACCATTTTGGAGAGTTGCCGTCAGACTAAACGTAAGCGCGCACGTTTCTGTTGTTCCAGAATCTGAAACATAAGTAAAACTGAACGACTCATTAACAATCTTTCCCTTAGGAATGACTATAGATCTGTTTGCAGACTGGCGCATCCAGAATCTAAACAACCCAATCGGGCTTTCTGAAAAATCGCCGTCTCCAAAAACAACTGCGATTTGATCGTTTTCTAATGTGTCGACTTCATACTTTTGTCTTGTTGTTCTATCGCTATTGAATATGATGTTTTGTTCGTTGATAGAATCAACTTGTTTCCAACGTTCGCTAACTACGCCCGTGTCGGATAACTTTTGAACCCACACATCAGTATGGTTTACGTTATCCGGTAGGAATTCGATTTTTCTATTTGGCAGACTTTCGTTTAAACGATAATCAATTCGAACCAAAGTCCCTTGCTTAATGTACCCCAGGAATCCCGTGTAATCAGATCCATCGCCAATTCCATCATTCGCAAAAATAACAGTCATCGCACCGTTAAGATCTGGCTCTCGTTCGAACGGACCATTTGCATCTACGTCAACCGGCACTAATTCCATTGGGTATCTATCAAGGCCCGTCGATGCGGTGAATGCATGAACGCCATTAGTACTTGACGAAGGCGTAGCTAGCATGGAGTATAAATCCATCACAACATCACCGATCTGAAATGACTTTTGCGGAAGCCCCAGTCTCGAAGACATTACCTGATTCATGACTAGGGTAAATTGCTCTTTCCAGTTAGGATTGTTGGGATCATTCCATGTTATTGTCAAACCTGACAAATCAACACCACGACTATCAATCACTTTTTCAGTTGTGGACACTGTTGTGAATTTAACCAAGCCGCGAACTGGAACATTTCGTGTTGCCTTATAAGAAATCAGTTTTGCTAATCTCAATACTGATTGCTTACGTTGCGCTGTAGTTATAAAGTTTTCATGCGCGACCATATCGACCCTATAGGCCAATTGTTCTGCAACATATGCGAACATTTCCAATAGGGCTATTAGTTCTGACGACTCAATCAAGTCATTGAAAGTCTCAGGCCAATAGATTCTCAAATATTCAATAAGTGAAGATTTGATAGTATCAAAATCATAAGACGCAAAATTAATCTGCGAGAATGCCTCATAGATCTTGGTCCAATTTTCTGCGTCTGGTGTATTTCTAAATGCCATTTTCAAGACTCTTTTGTTTCAACTACTATTTAGATGATTTTTGATTGCGCGGAAATCAATGTTAGATTCCGCTGCGAAATTCTAATCTTATGGTTTCTGTTATATTCAGTTCAACATAAAGCAAATCAACTGCTGCAACTATAGCATTGTTATCAGGTATTGCCAAGACTACCATATCTATAAGTCTAAGGCGAGGGTCATATGTAACTGCCTTCTTCAAGTCTTCACGAATAATGCCCAACGTTATGTCATCTAACAATTCGAAAGTCATTAGCGGGATGCGCGTGCCAAAATCTGGCATATGCGGTCTTTCGCCAGGCGCAGTATAGATGTAGTTCAGTAAATCGCGTTTGACAAGGTCTTGATTTGTTAACTGCATTGTCTTAGACTTTTCAAACTCTACAGTCGAGAAGCCTCTATAGATTGGTGGTTTTGCCATAATTTATTTTCCTGTTACGGTTTCCAATGTTTTCCACGTTTAACCTTAGAAGTATTTCTAACCCATGGCTCATGAGTAGGCACCACAGGTGGAGTAATAGGACATGCAGCCTTAGCAGCCTGCGGCCCATTCAAATGTATTTGGGATCCAGTTTGAATTAGACTGCCTGCAGCCAAAATATTAAATGATCCAGAAGATTCAATATTGACACCTTTACCGGATAAATTAAGACCTGCGCATGCAGCTATTTTAGTTGCTGCACCGGATTGAATATTCACTTCTCCACCAGCCTGGACATTAAAGTTCTTCCCCGCCGTAATATTCACATCACCACCAGAACGTATGCTAATATCGT